AGACCACTCTTTTTCAAGAGCAAATTTAAAATCTTTCCCCGCATTTGAATGGTTGTAAGACAAGGGTGGAAATTTTGCAAATTCCATCATCGCTACATAGTCTTCTGCCATTTTTTCGACTGCATTGTCAAGGACTGCAATCTCCTCTTTAGACAGAGAGCTTTTATCTTTCACCGCTTTTTTGAAAAGCTCCTGGGTATCTGTTTCCATTATCTACGCCTATCGTTAATACGGTTTGTCTGTTGTTCCATCTTTTTTGGTTACTTCAATGGTCTTCAGCCACTCACGTGCATCGTCAAGAGATGTGGCCTCGTTGAGTAGGATTAGACCGGTTCTATTTGTGACCATTATATGCGATTCATCGTCATATTTGCCAGGCGGAATACGCAAATAGTTCTTAACTGGGTCCAGGTTGTATGATGGGGTACCGCTACTCAGGTAGACATCAGCTCCAAGTATTGGGGCAAAAAGCACTTCATCGTCAAGGTGACGGATATACTGCTGACTCCTGTACAAGCGCTTTACCTGTTCGTCTTCGTCAGTCAGCCCCATTGCGTAAAGTGCATTTTTTGCTATCTCCAACTGCACATACCATCCAAATATTTCATTTCTTGTTGCAGCAAACCAATCTGGCCCACCAATCGCTCCGTCAAGATAACCCGTTCCTGCATAGTTCCTTATTGCATAATCAGGAATCTCAAACTTGAAGTCATTGTCAGGGGGTCTGTCTGTAGATAAGACTGCAAGGATTGATGAATAAAGAGATTCGACTGAGGCTTGGTCAGACCAAATTGCATTTTGTGGAATTGGAAACATGCTGTTGGCTGACAGTTCTGACCATGCTCTATCCACATCGTCAGAGTACCTATCTCCTGCAAAATTCTTTTGCCCATCTCCGCGGGTTATTTTCTTGTTGAAAAATGTGCTCAACTGCCTAATTTGAGTCGCCATTGTTTTCATCTCAGCGCGACCCATTATTCTTCCGGTGCGCGGTATCAAAGCAAGTATTGCTGATTTATCTTCGCCATCTCTTCCGTAGTAGCCAGTAATTGGTCTTTTAGCGGCAGAGAAGTTGTCACCTTCGCCACCAGCAGCGCCACCTTCTCCTGAGGGAATATATCTTTCCCTGTATATATAGTCTAAAACCATTTCTTTTAGACTTTTTCCAGTTTTTGCTCTTGATATTCCTCTAACTATAGGAATGAACATTGGCTGGTCATCATCATCAAGCATTTTCAAAAGAGACTCAGCTTCTTCTGGAGAAACAACGACGGTGGGCTCGTTGTATCCATTAAGCCCATGTGCAGCAGTTTGCATAGCTTTCTTTTGGTCACCAATGTTTTCAAGAGTTGCATAGTTGATACTTTCTTCACGAGCCATCTGAACTGTGTTGAAGTAGTCAATTTTCCCTTCTGACAAAATAGATGTTTGGTACTCTTCGCCCGGTTGCAATACGAGCGGCTGTTGTTCAAACAATCCAAGTGTTCTATTTCTATCAAATATGTCACGTATCTCGGTTGGTGTTCTGAGTATCAGATTTCCTTCTTCGTCTTTTAGTGGAGTGAGTAGTATTGGGTCAACTCCGCCAATCACCCTTGTTCCGTCTTTCTGGGCTTTTGCTCTTGCTACAGCCAACTTGTTTCTTACTTTTGCAGAAGTCTCCATTGCGTTTTTAATGGACTCAGTGATTCGTGGGAAAACAGCAGGGAAAACTCTTTCCGCTATTTCTTCAAGTGATTCTGCTAATTCGCCATTAAGTACAAAGTCTCTTCTTTGTCTTTGATTGTTTTTTGGAGTTCTCCTCCAATCGGCCAAAGCAGAATCCCGTGAGTTAACCGCATCTGAATGTGCTCTCTTAAGGTCTTTCCATGCTTGGTACCAAGCATTGCCATCGTTTGACACAAGAGCCTGATTGATTGATTCCATGACTTTTGATGCTTCTGTTGTTGAATAACTCCAGCCGACATCTTTTACTTTCGCAATAAATAGCGGCTGTGATGGGATTACATCTTCATCAATACCAGAAACAAGAGAATTTGACCTGTAGCTTCTTCTTCCAGAGAAGAACGAGTTAAAACCAGAAACATTTGTTACGCTTCCTGGTGTGCCAGGTGTGCCATCGGCGTTTGGTGGAATTTCAACAATCTGCAATCCTGGGAATTCTTTTTTAACTCGGTCTGGGAGGCTTTCCCATATCGCATCTCTAGATTCTCTGTATGAATCCACGCTGTTTTCATGTGTGCCTGGTGCAAGAGATACAAAACGGTCTTGTCCGCCAGCACCACCAACATTTGTTTTAATTTTTGGATAAGAAACAATTTCCAGACCGGTTTTAGCAGACCTTTGCATTGGGGGGTATGGCTGCATTGGTACGAACTCTGTGTCTATTGTTATTGGATAGTCTGAATAATCTTCTTGATACTGTCCAGATATTGGGTCACGTAATAGACCTGTATATTCTTCAAACACATACTTAGCATTTTCCGCAGCTTCTTGTGTTCCGTGCTCTACTGCTGGAATGACAACATTTGTTACTTCATCATTTGAAGGTTCATCAACTGAGTCAACATTGAGAACATCTGGAGTATCAATTTCTGTAGAAGCTGGGTCAATGTCTTCGGGGGCTGTTGTCTGAGGGGCAACATCCTGAGTTGTCGGTTGAGTTGCGTCAACTGGCAAACTTGGTTGATTTGTTTTTCTAGGTCTCTTTGGAGCAACTGGCGCAGTTGGTTTTTGTCTAGGAGTTTTGGCTGTGTTCTTTGAAAGAAGGCCAGCATCCTCCAGAATCCACTCTCTTAGACCAGGCTTCAGAGACGCCCAGTCTGACTTTTTGTTTTTTGGATAAAGCGGTTCTGTTGAATCAAGGAAGTCGTCAAGAACAACTATATTGTGTGCTTGGTTTTTGATTATCGCAGCTTTTCTTGGCTGTGTTTTTGCCAAATTTGACATCCACTGCTCAATTGACTCTTCGGTCAAGTCGTCAGATGGATTGAGACCAATCCTCTTTCGCCAACCGTTCTCAAGCCGTGTTCTAGCCTTCTTCATTGAGTCCTCTATTGAAGTCTGTTCAGCCGGGGTGTATGCGTCCCAATCTTTTATTGTTTTTGCAACTCTTTGCGACGGAACTATGTTGCCGTACATCAAGCTACGAGGATTTGTCTTGCTTAGAGAAACTGAACGAGCCCTCTGTCTAACTCCAACTGGCTTATTAGCTTTTGGGGATTCGTTTGGAAGTACTGAATAGTCTGTTTTAGGCCTGCTGAGTCTATTTGCAAGTCTGTCTAGTCTTTGTGCAGCCCTTGAGCGCATTGACTCACCAGAACCATCTGGAGTCTTGCCAACTTTTTTACGTTTCTTACCTCTTCGCCTATTTGCCTCAAAATCTTCATCTGGAGTTAGTGAACGACTTCTAATCTTCTTGTCAATTGGAGAAATCTTTGGAGTCTTGCCTTTTTTTACTCTTCTGTTTGAGCTTGGCAAAACATTTTCGCTGTCTTCGCTCGGAACTACATCTGCTGGTGCTGGAGGTAACGCAAATTGCTCACCGGCTCCAGAGCGCTCATCTGCGCGTCTTGCTGTTCTTGATGTAACAACATCAGCATCAACGAAATCCGGTTCATTAAATTTTGGTTTTACTCTTTGTCCGCTTATGCGGTCTGCAAATTGAGCAAGTCTTTCTGCTCTAGAGTTTCTTCTGTTTGAGCGTGCTTTTGGCTTTGTTATGTATGTATCAACAACATCAGTATCAATTGGTTCTTCAAGTTTTGCAATTCTTCGCTCTATCCTTCTTTGCTCTGAGCGAATCTTGTTGGCCTGTCTCCTAGATGCTCTTGCCAGAGATTGAGCCGAACGGAGGTCGCCAGTTGCTTCTAGTAGCGCTCCACGTTCACCAAGTGGAGTGTTTAGGTCGCCTCCAGCAAGGTCTATAAGCCTCGAGCCAAGGCGTCTAGCCATTCCGGGCAAACATCCTCGTCCAAACCTGTTTGTGAACTGTCCTGCGGTGTCTCCGCTTGTTGGAGGGCATCTCCAAGCGCCACCGCCTGGACTATCTGGGTCCCAAACTGCTCTAACTCCTTTTACCCCCAGCAACAGGGAGGATGAGGCTTTGTCAGATATAAAAGCCTTTGCCTTGAAGTTTACGGCGCTGCGCTTGAACTGTACCTCGATGAGACTCAATGCAACATCTGTTATCGGCCATTCGGATATGAGCTCAAACTCATCTTCCGAATAAAAGTCATCCATTTCTTCAGGGAGGGATTTTTTCTCAATTTTCAAAACAGGACCCTCAATTAGGTCCTTGAGCTTATTGAGAGTTTTAGGAGAGAGTATTTCTGATACAGCAGAAAGAGACTCATCATTTAGTATTTTTTCTTTTTCAAAATCTAAGCCAAAATCAAGTGAATCAAGTATTTCCTGAGTAGAAACTCTTGTTCTATTAGCCCACGAAGCCCAGTCGTCTGCTTGGCTAATATTGCCTATACATGTTGGTCCATTTTTTGATACGACAATTGCACCGTATGGCACTTTTGTGTCTGAATCTCTAATTAAGATGAATTTACTCATTTGATTGTCCAACATATTTTTTCAATAAAGCTACTGAAGTTGAGAGTTTTCTGATTCGATTGTCAAATAGAGATTTCATAATCTCTATGTGCTTTTTTTCCGATTCGCTTATTTGTCCATCAATTGATGCTCTATTTGCAAAATCGTCAAAATTGAACGACCTTGCTCTTTCAAGCAATTCGGTCAACATTGATAAAACTTTAGCTTTTTGATTTTTTCTTAGTTTTTCAAAATAATCCTTATAAGTCAATTTATCACTTTCCTGAAGTATTTCAGTAATTGACATATCTATTCTGTCGGATTGATTTCTCTTGGTTAAACCAGAAAGCCCAGAATATACAGACGGGCTTGCAAATGTTCTTTTTTTGTTGCCTGTTGAAATTGTATAGATTGAAGAAGGATTTCTCATTTTAGAGTCCGTTAGCAAATCAGATATGAAAAGTCTCGCCATATCGGAAGCGTTTGCCATATCCATTGACGCTGTTCTAGTAGAACGAGATGTTGCTACAGAGTCGTTTGGGTATGAGACCAAGTATCTTCTTCTTGAGCCTTCGCCAGAAAACCAAATGTCCGGGGACATCATCCCAAGATGCGATTGGATTTCAGAGGAAAGCATTGCTCCTAGGTGCTCGTATTCACGGCTTGGAGACACTTCATATATTTTCTGTCTGCCAATTTCATGCTCAATAAGTCTGTCGTTGATTTTTTTTGTGTCTACAGATTTGCTCTTTCCGAGAGCTGTTCCACGCAATCTTGGTTCTATGTTACCAATCTGCCCACCTGAATCAATCAGCTTTATAGCATCTGCAAGTGATTCAACGAAACCGGCTTCATCCTCTATCTGTGTTTTTCTTTCGCTTACAACAGGTTTTGGCGTCTTTATAAATGCTTCATAATGCCATCTTCTCATTTGTTTTTTTGTCTTGTTGTTTGGCAAAAGCACTTCTATAACATCATTTGGATTTTTGATGTTCTCAAATTTTTGTTCGTAGGCAATTGCGCCATTCATCTCGGCGGCCACCATCTCAAGTCTTGAGGCTGGATTTTGCCCAACCTTCATTCTTTCTGCTTCGGCAACCGTTCTTCCAAGTTTTCTTCTTTCACCTGCTGATAGATTTCTTTTTTTACGAAGAGATATTGTCGAGCCATCTGGCAGTACATAGATGACGCTGTTTATTCCGGTGTTTGAAAGCATCCCAAGCTCTGTTTTGCCGAGTTCGCTTGCAGAGACTATTTTCTGAATATATGCAGCGCCTTCCATGTCTCTGTTGTCGGGTACTGTTCTTAGAACGCGTGAGGACACTACCGGAGTCAGAACAACGCCGTCTCTTCTAACAAGCCTTGATAAACCACCAGAAACCGGTCTCATTTCATCAACAACATTTTCTATAGCCCTTTTATAGGCAGCAAAATTCATTCGTGAAACTTTAGGAATCATGATATTAGGCTGTCTCATCAAAGTAACTTGATTATTACCAATTAGTGGTTTTATGACTCGTCCGGCCGTACCCATTTGTCTTGGTGTGTTTCTTGATGCAAGCTCTGACACATTCTGCAAACCAGCAGCTATTGACGTGGCAAGTTCAAACAATCTTTTACCGCAAGTTGTATAAAACTTATCGGTAAATCTGCCGCCAAACTGGAATCCTTCAGGGCACCTGTATCCGCGTTCTGGCTTTGGAAAACCACCAGCGCTCGCTCTGGCTAGCGGGTTTGGTATCCCGCTTCCACCAGGCATCAACATTGACCAAGCTGCTGAACGCAATGGGTTTTTTAGGTCTCCAGGTATAACGGAGCTAATCAGCGATTGAACGCCTTGTCCTATTGGGTTGTCACTACTTGCTATTCCTGCTTTCACTGAAATCAAACTGTCTTTAGAAGAGGATATGTGCGCTCTGCATTTAAACTCAATTGCGCTCTGTTTGTCTGTTACAACAATCAATGGTGATTTAACTACATTTGGGCGTGTAACAGCAATTGCGGGCATGAGTGTTCGATTTCTGGTGACACCTGTTTTATCGCATGCAGCGCATTCAGCAGTTTTTTTACGCATCAAATTCTTCTAATTCCCAGTTGTCGTCGTTGGCTATCCAGCTTGAAAAATCTTGTTCCATGGATATGAACTGCTCAAGAACCTTGAATGCATGGTCCCAGTCTTCGTTTGTTACAACAGGTGTAAACGGTTCGTCATAAACAGTGCCGTGCCCTGAGGCAATTGCGGTTTTGCGACCTGCACGGGATGTGATTTTTTTGATTCTATCGTCAAATTCCTGGTCATTCCATATTGAACCCTGCACAGCACCACGAATTTTTTTTCTGCAATTTTTCATGCCTGGGTGATGGCATCCCTCATTTGGCCACAGGCCAGTGGTCTCGTGATGAAGCCATGCACAAATATTGTTTAGAGGATAAAGCTCTGGGTGGTCAGCCAAAATGACTCGGCATCTTCTGAAGCCGCCCGGCTTCTTCATGATTGGACGCCAATATCTTAAGAGGCGCTCAAGGTTTCCACGTCTCGGACCACGACCTTTTAATAGGTCGCCAGTGATTCTTTCCTGTGGTATTGCATCTGGTGGAATAGCAAGTTTCTCGGATGTGTTACCCAGATTTTTTATTATGAGTCTGTCTGGTATGTAGTTATTTTCACTCATTTTCCTGAATCTCCGAATTCTTTATTTGCTCTAAAAACTTGTTTAGCTTTTCAATTACTGAATCACCCATTAAAAGAGATTCGCCAATATTCATTTTTTTGTCTTTTGCTTTTAGGTAATCGTTCTTTTCCTTCATCAGCATTTCACCTTGAAGAGAATTGATGATTTTTTTTGCTGTTTCGGATGAATTGTTGTAAACATCGCTACTAATTAAACGCTTAATCCGCTCCCTGGTAGCTTCAGATGGCTGCCAATCGTTATTAAATTTGTCAACAATTGACATGCTTTCATCAAGCGGTCCATGTTTTACAGCACCGTCAAATCCACTATTTTCAATCAACTCCCTTATTGGGGTTTTTTTTATTCTGTCAAGCAATTCGACAAAGTCTTTATCTCCATTGACATTCTTGTCTTCCATGTTACATCCCCTCACCGTTCCCAGTAGCCCACTGAACCATTCTGGAATGAAGCCTATCAAGAAGTTCTTTCTCGGCTTCGGAGAAATGGTTTAGCGAGCCAGCTCTTTCCAGAGTTTTCATTACATGGAGTTCTGCATACCCCTCCGCATTTGACTCGACATAATTTTTCACCGGTGCGCTGTGTGGGTAATACGCAGGGCCGGCGTATATGGAAATATATGGCAAAAGCGCTGATACGGCTTCTATCTCGTCATCTGACAAGTTTTTCCAGCCATTATTACCTTGAGCTAACATCAAGACATTTGTGTAATGCAAAAGTTCTTGATACAGCGCGTCGCTGTTCACTTTTTCAATTACTGATTTCATGTACTTTGCATTATCAAATTTCCCATTTGCGTCAAACCAATCATTTTTGCCGTAAACACTTTTTGCAAAATTTTGCATAAATTCTGAAACTGCATTTTTATTTCCTGTCAACATGTCTGTTACGAGATAATGCAGTCTGTCAAATGAAAATGTTTGATTATTTAGCCACTTGAGAATTGGAACAAGGTTTTGGAGCTTGTTTTGAAACGCATCCATCATTTGCTGAGCCGCCACAAGCTGTGCATCCATAGCTATAAGGGTTTCTTGCATGTCTCTTAGTTTTTGCAATGACTCGTCTTGACTTGTAGCCATAATTGAATTTAGGATTGAATTCAAAACTGATTCTAAGCCAGAGCCGGATGTTAAAGCATCGTCCATAAATCCTCTTATGTCTGGCTCGCTTACTCCAGACATGGAAGAAGTTACAGTTTTTTCAAATTCAGATATAGCCTCAGCAAGCTCTTCTCTGTCCTTAATCATCTGGGGTATATCTTGAATCATTCTGTCATGAGACATTTTTGTTTGAAGAGCATCTCCCACCTGTTCGGCAAAAAACCTAGTAGCAAACATTCTTGCCATATCGTCAAGAAATGGAGATGTCATGCCAGATTCAATAGCAGACAACTCCGCAACGGTTAATCTGAATTCTCTTGCAGAATTAAGTCCTTTGCCGGAATTTTTGTTTGCTGCATTTCTAGAGTTTCTCCAGTCACCAATTCCATCAAGCACATGTCCAAATTCGTGAACTCCGACCAAAAATGTAGCAATTTTTAGTGTTTCATCAAAACCTTCAATTGCATCACTCGTTGCTTTTGAAACCAATTGATTTCTTTTTGTAGGTGTTTTTTTGGCTAGGTCCATTGCCTCTTCGTAGTTATTTGCAATTTCTTGAGTAAGTTGAGCAACCGCAGTGGTTATTGTTGTGTCCATTAAATTCGCAGACGGTAGTCTTCCGCTCTGTGCAAATGCAAGCATATTAGAAATCATTCCATCAACAACTCCATTTGAAATTTCTTCTGGTCGTATGTAGAATGGTCCTTTTCCTGGGACATAAAATACTGGATTCTTACCATGGTCGTAAGTTACGGCTGGGAGTCCTACTTGTATGGGTTTTTTTGCATTTCGCAGTTTTGGGCGAATAAACATATCCATTTGTGTCAAGTCGTCAAGTCCTGCATCAGAATAAACATCTGCTCCTCGAAGTTGTGGAATTTGATTATTTGGTCTTAGTCCAGATGCTCCTACAGAAGGCCTAGTTGAAGTTAACTCCATGAATGTTGGAAGAAGCATCGTGGTTCCTCCAGATGAAGATGGAGTTGGCATGTCTGGCATGTTAAATGCATTCATGTCTAAGAAAACATCTTTGAAAGCTTCTGGATATTCAATTAGATGATGCATTAACGCATAGTAAACACCTAGTTCTGCAGGAGAAATGGGTGTGTCTGGTCCAATATACCTTCCACCAAGAATTTCTTCAAACTCTGTCATTGCTGGAATTATGAAGTATGTAGGAGTTATATCAAAACTTATTCCAGACTGGTTCATCATGTCTCTCATGGTTGCCAGATTTCTCAGTGCGTGAGAAAGTTTTTTTGGTTTGCCTGGAAAAAATGAGTCAACTTTTGCTTCTATCTCGCTGATTCTTTGCCTCAAACCATTCAGGTCGTAGAGCCAATCATTGTCTTCAGGCCTGGCAAGTGGATACTTCTCCATCTTCCCAAGTGGCCCATTAGAAACTCTTTGCTCAGATGCAAGAGTTGCTATTGACTGAACGGCAGAAAATCTGTTGTCCGGTTTTTGTTTTTTGATTTTGTTTCTTCTGGTGCGTCTATTGTCGGTTGGTGGAGAAAAAACATCCTGCGTGGCGGTGTTTGCAGCTGCACGAATTGCCCCAACTGGAGAAGCCGGGCGTTCATGTATTGTTCCGTCCTGGACATTTCTGTCTTTATCACCGTCATAGGCATTTGGTCTAAATGGTTCAATTCTTCTCCCACGCGATAAACCGATTGGGCTACCAAGAGCCTTAATCGAGGACTTGCCGACAAAGCTTGATATTGATTGCGCTTTTATGTTGTTGTAGTTGTGGAATTTACTAGGAGCAAGAGTCAATGCAGTATTTCTAACATTTACATTAAGGTTCTTAAAGTCGTAAGGATTTACGGCTCCTAGGTTCCTAAAAGCTGCTTCCACTCTTTCGTCGCCAAGAAAAAGTCCTAGTATTTTGATTAATTCGGCTTCTGTGTAGTTGGAAAAATTTGTATTTTCTGAGGAAGTTAACCATCTTTTTATTTGCTGTACTCCGTCTCCCGAAAAAATAAATGAACCAAGTTCAGCCATTGCCTCATTATGGTCTTGTTGCCCGTAGGTTGTGCCAAGAATGTTGTATATAAGCTTCCATAGGTCATCAGAAGCAACTGTATCTCTTGGTATAAACCTAAACGAAGGGTCCTGCTCGCCAAATGCGTTTACAAAAGCTTCATGCCACCAGTCAAAGTCGCCATTTATACCTCGGGCACCTAGGGCGTCTTTAATTCCATCAAGAACATCTTGAATTTTTTGCTTGGTATATCCTTGTCTTTTTGCCCAATCCCTATATCTCTCTCTAAGATTTTCGTTAAAACCGTAGTTTTCCATATACCACTGCATTAAAACTGCAGCTTTTTCTACATCATCTTTAGCTGCCCCAACCCTTAAATCAAGGTTTCGCAATTGCGCAGCTAAAATACTGTTTGGATTATATGACGCAAGTGTTCTAAAGTTTAAGGGTTGTCCGCTAGATAGTATTGTTAGCCATTGTGCTTTCTCTATTCCGGCTACTGTTCTTATGCGATTGTAGTAATCATTTATGTGATTCATTTCGTGGTCCATCAAATCTTGTATATAATCTGATGTAGTTTTTGGAGTTCCGTTGACCATGAAATGCCTGCCGGATGAGTGCATAAACTTCCACAGTTCGTCTTCCCTCATAATTCTCGGATTTATCATAAAAACTCCATACGCTGGAGTATTAAATTGGCCCATTATTCGTCCAAGTTCACCTGGTGTTCCTTTAATCCGACTTACTTCTGCGTCGAGGTCTGCTGTAGATATTCCGGGATTATTATTTTCAACATATTTAGCAATTTGCAAATCAAGTAGCTCGGCTTCAACGGGTGTGAGTGTACGATTCCCACCATATCTAACACCTTGCGTTCCTATTCCAAAGATATCTCCAAAGTTGTCTGCATCAATGTTTTCTGGTTTTTCAAAAGCAAATGGGGTCTGAACTCCTGGAATTTGTGCATAAACTAAAACATTTGACGGAACCGGGTCCTCGTCATCTATTAGCCCGGGACTTGTCATTTCTCTCTCTGAACCCCAGTAAATTCTGAGCGGTATAACCGATATGTCTTCGTATGCAGCTGATGGGTTCTGGAGATGGATTGTCATGGCATCGATAATTTCAGATACGAATTCTTCCATTTCGTTTAATCGGCGTTCGGTTATTCTTTCGCCAAGTTGCCTAGATAGGGCATTCGCTCTTGCTGTTCTAATTTCTTTATCTGAAGCGCCGCGATTCATCAGTTGAACTACCACAGGGTCGTAGCCCAATACTGATACCTCAAGATTCGTCAAGAGTCTCTGTCCGCCTGAACCATCTGGGACGCTGGAGTATTCAAATATACCGCCTGGTCCCCCAATTTGGACTGGTGATGCTTGCTCTAAAAATGTTGAGTCTATTGATATATCAGGTTCACCTATGGCCCTGAGTCCTGCATTAATTCTTTCCTCAACATTTAATTTTGTGCGTCTGAACAGTTCGACAGATTTCTCAAGAGGCGTTCCCTTGATGTTTCTTTTTTCGTTTTTCAAATTGGTTTTTGGATTTGTCTGTATCGTTTTTTTTCTTTTTGCTCTTTCTTTTAGATTTGAAATAGGCGCCAATCTTGTTAATTCACTAACAATTGGTGTAATCATTGCTCCAACAGCAGATGTTTCTGGTGAATCCAAGCCGGAAGCAATCAGTGTTCCGCTGTCGTCAAACAGGCTCAACTTTTTTTTATCGTAACGGAGAGGTCTTATGTTGCCTTGTATTGAATCTATAACTGCTGATAGCTTTCTAAACCTTTGAACATCTGGTGTTTTGTCTTTAGTTATCTTTGCAACAGCAGAGCCGGCTGGACTATCTGGTCCATCTGGTAAACCTGGTATATCGCAACCAACTCCAAAAATGTTCGTAAATCTATTTGCTCCAGGGTTACCGGGGCCACAACGTAGTTTGTTTTTTCCGTCAAGGTAAAGACCTCTAGCTGCTGCAGCGAGTCCTAGGAGCGACTCACTAAATTCTCTCAAAGAACGTCCAAGCAAACCTTTTTCTGATTCATTTTCAACTTTGCGTGGGTACTGTATTTTAAAATTGTCTGTTGGCAATGGAAGGTATTTGATGAGGTCGTCTAATTCGTCAAACCGCATTTCGTCAATAGGCCCACCACCTCCAGAGTTGTGACACAATCTCATTGACAATCCAGGAGGCATTGCTGGTAGGTCATCGCCTGGATTCCATTGTTTTGCCCACTTAAAGAATTCTGATTCTGGGTACGCCGGAATTTCTTTTTTAGTCTTTGAAGCTTTAAAATTTATCTGCTTATCAGGCTGTTTCCACCAACTGTCAAGGCTCTTTCCCTTGTAGGTAATGATTGCGTTAGTTGCCCACTCAGAATTATGCCCACCAAAATCAGTTATTGATGCAGATTTTAATTGAATTTCGTCAGATGCTTCAGCTTTTCTTAGATTTCCAGTAGTCGAGTTGTAGACAAAACGGCCACCACTAGGTGTTTGATACATGAATGAGTTGCCATTTTTTGCAACAATTCTTGCATTTAGTGGAATGTTTTGGCTTTTGTCGCCCATTGTGGGTCTTTCTTTAATCTGTGTGATTGCGAGTTATTTGTATGTAAATTATAGACTTATTATCATAATTATTGCGAAGGAGACTCTTCGTAACCGTCAATAATTGAACCGATTCTTGATGTCAGTTTTTCTCCTGTCGTAGACCAGCTGAAAGTCTTGTCATTTTTGAAGTCCGTATACACATAGCCAAATGGATTTGAGCGGATGCTTGGGTCGTCAATGTTTTTGTCAACTTCAAGAGTTTTCATTACAAGGTCGTATCCGGCTGCCCGTATTTTTTTTCTTGTTTTCTCTGAGCTTTCAGCAACATTTTCAGATAGAAGTTTTAGCATTCGTACAGCATTTTCTCTGTTCAATGATTTTCTGTTTGACAAGTACCCGTTGTTTATTAATCCCAAATCATTTGCCATAAAGGAAAAACCAAACCAGTCTCGCATCTCTTTGTCGGTCATTGGGCCCTCTGGAAGTCCATCTGTTCCATTGCTCAAAACACCTGATTCAATAAGCGAGTTAACCCTGTGGACAGGGTTTGAAATAGAACCTTTGCCTCCGGAAATTTGCTCCCACAAAGGGACTCCGGTGATTTCTGCTATATACCCATCGGTACTTCCTGCCGCTGAGTCGCTTGACATCGAACCAACTGGGCCTGGTTCGATAAATGGAGCAACACCTGTTTTTGATTTTGAACCACTAAAGCTCACTTGTCTTTCTTCTAAAAGCTTGAAGAAGTTTTTCAAGTCGTCGTAGGTTGGAAAGGCTTGTGCGTAGTCTGAATCTTTTCCCAATCTGTCAATCATTTGCTCAGCAATAGACTCCCGTTCGTCTTGCGAAATTGACCAAATCAGTGGTGGGTCTTGGCCTATTTCAATTTTCCAACCATCAAGGGTGGATGTTATTTTTATGTCATTATTTTTGTTCAATTTTTTATTTGAATCTTTGAAATAATTCTCAAAATTGTTGTAATTTATAAGTTCTTCATCCACACCATTGAGACCCATGAAGTAGATTCCAGCCCTACGCATATCAAATGCTCTGTATTGTTCTTTTGCGGGATTGTTGCTTTCGCCTTTTAGGACTGAAAGAATGTAGTCGGCTGGTGTTCTGCCCAACATCCCATAACCAGTTTTTTCAAGTAGTTCGTTTTTTTTGAGGTTTTCATCAACCTGTTTTTCAATCAATGGTTGTATGTCGTTTGTCATTAGCCAGAAGTCAAACCAATCAGTTGGTTCCCCTTCTGAAAAATTGCTAAACCCAAATATCTCGCCGTATTGGTTATTCAGCAAAGAAGGTCTATCCGTGTTGGTATCTTCCGGGCTAGATGAAATCCATGAATAAAGTGGGTTCGCAGAAATTGAGGTTCCAAATTTACCCCTTTGGTCAACAACTCCATTTTTTAGGTTGGTATTTAAAAGTTGACCCAAAGATGAAATATTTCCGGATGCACCTGTATTTTCTTGGTCTTTATACTTGGCCTGCTTGGTGTTGTTGATGTCTCCTGGGTTATCCCAGTAGTCATTATGATTGAACTTAATTCCACCATCAGCCAATGACTGTTGCATCAAAAGTAGAGATTCAAACTCTTTTTTAAGTCCAAGAATCTGGGCCGACCTTGTCATTTTCCAAATTCTCGTAGGGTAGGCAAGCCATGGGTCTTGCCCTGCATCCCAGTTGATGTCTTCAATGTATTTTGATGTTTCAATATCCCACGCAAGGGCAAGCGCATTTATCTTTATGGCTTCTGCAACATTTTTTAAGAATCTTCTATTCCTCTTCAGCCGCTTCAACGGCTTGCCTGCAATGTTGTATTTTTCACCGAAACCAGCACTGCCTCTATCAATTGGGAACATCCACCAGTCGTAGTGGTCGTTGTGTATTTTTCGCCATTGACCAGAATCTGCTAGCTGTCTATGTTTTGCAAGTTCAAGGGCTTGGTGAGTGACTACAAATCTATCTCCACCATAAGGTGTTGTGTTTATGAACTTTGCCTTCGGGATGGTGCTTTTTGGCAACATTGAAGAAGGTCTTTTATATCCTGAAAGAATGTCTGACTGTGGCTCAAAATCTTCTTGGCTGTCCATCGTCTCGTAATAATTTGGGGGAGGAAATTCATACGACTCTTCAAAGTTTGGGTCTAGGCCAGCATCTTCAAGATAGGCGCGCCAGGCGTCGTTGTAATCAATTTGAAGCTCTTCTTCTTCCACCTCTGTGAGTTTGTTGCCGACTTCCGGCGAGCTCATATCGTCAAACTCAAAATCATCAAACAGCTCATCTTGTCCAAGAAGCGATGGAGGTGATTGCTCGTCTATGTCAAATTCCGAGTCGGCTACTGGTTCGTCTTTTGAAACTGCACGGTTTACAAAATCTCTAGCTTTTCTTCTTTTTGACCTATTGTTTTCCATTTGCCCGACTGGGCCGCCCGGAGTTGGGTCAATTACGCCACGTCCTCTGTTAATCGTTGAAATACCCTCAAGAACATATGGGTCGCTGTCTGCGTTTCTTGCAGTTAAAGCGTTCATATTTCTTGGCGTTCTTCCGATTGCAGTGCCAAGAGCTTTAACGCCTAGGTTGGCGTTAGTTTTTCTATTTGCCCTGTTACCAGATTCTCTAATTTCAGTTGGTTCGGCCATGCCGCACCACCGAACTAGTTAAGCTCTGTTTGAGGCTTTGATTCGTCTTGGCTGTTAGAAAAACCTTCTTCAGCCGCAATCATTTCAAACTCAAGAAGCGTTGAAAGGAAATTATCTGCTGCAGACTTTTCTCCAGTTTCAAATCTCTTTTTTGTTTCTTCATCAACCCAGCCATCTGGAATGATGTTTTCAAGACCCAATGCCATTGCTCTTTTCATGATGTGCATCTTTGCAACATCGCTCTTTGAGCGCTCCCATGCCATGATTGCATTTCTTAGGTCCATCTCGTTTGCAATTGGGAACTTGCCGTCTTCCATTGCCTCGCCGGACTCTGACATTTCTTTCTTTTGAATGTCGCTATAAGAACGCTTCAAAGCAATTTCAGCAGCTTCGGCTTCGATTGCAAGTGCTTCGTCTTGCGTGTATTCGTCGTATCCAAGGACATCGCCATCAAGCGAAACGAACACATCGTAGGACTTGCCGTCAATTCCTTCAATCTCCACTGCGTATGCATCAAAGCCCTCAAAAATGTCTGCTTCGACAGCTACAACATCGCCCTGAATACTCTTTGTAGCAATACCAGCAGCTTCGCTGAATGAAATTAGATTTGTTGGCTGGAAACCGGATTTAACCTGTAGAACTTCTTCGTTCAGCATGTGCCAACCCATTACTTCTCCGGTTGAACCGTCAAAGAAGATTTCAATTGGCTTTCCGTCTTTCCTTTCAACATCAACCACGAACATGTCAGCAACATCTGAGTAACCAGAGTCAAGAACCTTGCCACTGAACATGTCCTCTGCTCTGCCTTCAATTTCAAGCAAAGCTGGCATGTCGCCTTCTTTAACGCAACCGCCTGGGCAGTTGTCGCAAATACCAGACGCACCAGGATAAACCTTGCGCTCAATTGCGCATACAAATACATCGGAGCCAAAGTCCTCAGACTTATAACCCATGCTTCTTAGTCTTCTGTTTTCCATCATCTGACGATTTGGAATTTCGTCTTCCTGCTCCGGCATTTCTTCATCAAGCTCTTCTTCCTCAACGAGCTCTTCTTCTGCCATTGGCATCATTTGTCTTTTTCTTTTTGGAGCCGAACGCATAGCGAGCATCTCGTCCATGTCGTCTTCCATTTCGTCGTCTTCCATGTCCATGTCCTCTTCGTCCATGTCCATTTCTTCTTCGTCCATCTCTTCTTCGTCATCTTCCTGGACGTCGTGCTCTTCATCTTGGTAAACATCGCCATAAGCTCTCATGGCAGCTTTTTCTTCTACCATTTCCACTTCCATCATTGGCTTCTTTTTCTTTTTTGGCATTGGGGCAGGCATGTCTTCATCCATTGCCTCTTCAGCGGTGTCATACATCTTCATAGACACGGCCATAGCTCCGCATTTGCCGCAGACTTTGTCTCCCGCTTTATAACCACACTCGGAAGAATCAAGACCTTTTGCGCACTGAACAAGTTCTCCGTCAGCATCAATTTTTACCATAGGACCATCACCCATTGCCATTTTTTTGCTCCTTGTATTGCATGGTTGTCGAAAGACAACCCTTTGGGCTCATGCATCCACCACACGGAAACTGGCGTTTTTCGCCAGCAACAATGCACTGATACTTTGCCTTAGAACTGTTTTCTTTAGTAGGTTTAGCATAACCCATAACAGGGTTCTTGCGGTTGTACCCACTTTTTCTTTCTGTATTCATAAAACTATTTACTACTGTTTTTCCATTTTTCAGGAATCATGTCCTGCCGCCCTAGGGATATGGCTCTTTTCATTATGTGTTTTTTTGCTCTGGCTTTATTTTTTGCTCGACCAAAAGCGTAAATTGCATTTTCTAAGTCAGATTCATTTTCAATTGGGTATGAGCCATCAGGCAATGCCATCCCGTTTTTTGCAAGTTTTTCACGTGATTCGTCGCTAAATAATCTTTTCTCACTAACACTAGAAAGCTCGTGCAATTTCTTTACGAGTTCATCAACTAAAAGTGGACCCATTGATTTTGCGTCAACAAGAACTACGCCTTTTTCGTTTGCGGATGACTCGAATCCGTATTTTTCTAGGATTTGGTCAACCTCTGTTTTGAGGTGAAATATTTCTGACAATTCGCTTTGGATAACAATTTCTTCCTGAAGCGTGTTGTCAAGAGATTCAAGACTCTTTATTGACATTTCATATTTGCTTGTTTGAGTCGAAGTATATATTTTCATATAAAACTACCCTCTTTCTCGTGGAACCGTAATTCCAGGTATGTTGTATCTTGGAAAGTTAGAGGAGTAAAGCATTGTTGGGTCTTCAAGTGAAACTCCGCTTCTTGTCTTTTCCATTGCGTCAATCTGCGAAACACCATCAACATCTCTGTTTTCAAGCATTTGTCTTCTGAGTTGCAAGTAGAACCAGTTTCTTCGTTTTTGAAGTTTTGGAAGATATGACACGAGCTTTCTGACTTCGGCTTTTTTCTTATCTCTAGCATCACCAGCATGAGTTCTCATTCTTGACAAGTACTCAAGTCTTCCAATGATTGTGTCTAGAGCTGCGTCTGAAGCCGTCCATCCCGAGAAAAGCATGTATTCAGATGCCTCTTCAGCTCCACCGTAAGGAAGAACTGCGTCACCCTCCTCGTATTCTCTTATAGCTGCCTCTGCGTTACCCTTTGTTACTCTTGCACCATTTCTGCGGACTGGGTCATTTGACACATATCTGCTTCCGGGGATTCTTCTCATTGCTCCAGATGGACCGTCAGAGTCAGAGAATGGGAGTTCTGGCTGTTCGTTTTCGTAAACTTCAGACTCAATTATTGGATTTGGATTTCCTTGAGGCCTGCTTGGTGGTTTTTGTTCAAAAACTTTTGGGGGAGCCCAAGGATTGAACGATGTGTCACCCATGTCCATTTTTTTAGCTCCAGCAAGAGCTGCGAGCCTGTTATCAAATGAACGACTAACTACAACATTCCTGTTTGCCGTGTCAATTATTACCCATTTGCCATCTTGGGTTTGTTTGATGTCATATCTTTGTGGAACAAAACGTCTGGCCATTGTTCCAACAGCTCCAGTACTACCTCCATCATCTCCATATGGAGGGCTATTGAACAACCTGTTGAGTTCTTCAATTTCCCTAGCCGTATCAACATCAATGTCTGGCTCTGTTGTTTCTTGTCCATAAGAGAAATACCCAGCGTAAGGACCGCCAAGGTCATCTATTTCTTCTACAGAGCGTTCGTTTCCGTTTGCATCATAAAGTATGTTCTTATTTTTTTCAGTAGCAGCTTTAAACCAATCGGAGAATCCGTCTCCAAGTTCCTGTCTTCTTCTGGAGATGAGGCGCTCAAATGTCTTACGTCTGTCGTTTTGAATCATTCGCTCTGCTCGTTCAAATGGGGTCATCAAAGATGCCATTCTGGCTTCGATTATTTCTTTGCCTTTTTTGGAATAATCAACGACTTGGTTTGCTGATATATCCAAATCTCCGGCAACAGAAAGTATGTCGTAAGGCATTCCGTCAAGTTCACCCATCTCTTCACCGCTCATCTGCGAGTCAAATATTCTTTGGGTAAGATAGTGATGGATGTCAATCAAGTCATCGTCTGTTGGGTTTTCCCAGTCTCTATCTTCAATCGTGGAGAATCTTTTCCCTATTTGTTCGGCGACAGTCTTCCAGTTATCATCTCCATAAACCTCATAAAGCCGTCTGTCAACATGCCTGCTACCGCTAATCGGATTTTCTGGCATTGAACCAGAAGACATGAGCCCAGTTGGGCCTTGAGGAGGGTTCTGCTGTATTTCCCTAATTGCTGCTTGTGCGTCTTCTGAGTCAAAGTATCTTCTTTGAATTTCTCTGCCTACAGATTTGAGTTCTTTCATAAGGGCTGATTTAGCAGCTCTATCTTTGCGGTGTGGTCTTCCGTAAGAACCAAACAGATTCTCCATCGCTTCATTCCATGCATTTACAAGCTCATCATCAGACATGTCTGAAACATTCTTGCCAGACATGGCTCCAACAGGACCGAAGTCATCGTACGGAAGATTCATTTCCCTATATGCGTAATCGACATTTCTAATCAGCTCTCTTGGGCTCATGTCTGAGTCGATGCGCATTTCAAGTTCGTCAAATGTAATGTCGCCAGATTCAAGCTGGCTTATAATTTCATCAACAGAATCAAGCGAGCGTATTTCGTTTGCTCTTTCTCTGTCTACAACATTTAGTCTTCTTCTTATGTTCTGCTGACTGGTTGAATGTCTCTGTGCAAGCTGAGCTATTGCTTGTCCCTCTGGAACCGAGGCGAGCAAATCTGTCAATTCATTATAAATCTGTATGTTGTAAGAATCGTCAATTACTCTTTCTTGCGCATCACGAGGTCTTACATATCTTCCCATTTTGCCGAAAGGAGAGGAATTTAGCTCTGGTTCAAATGGCATCATTCCTGAAATCTCATATTCGCCATTGTCAAGTCTTGTAATAGAAACACCAAACTCATCAACATACGGACCGTTTGCTGTCTTCATTATTCTTTCAAGTGCAGCATATCTGTCGAGAACGTCATTGAGTTGCGAATCATTTCTATTAGCTGAGCTAAGTATTCTAGAAAGAAGTCTTTGCGATTCAGCTTTTCTTTGAGCGTATGGCATTGAGGCATATGTTGCGTCGTGCTTGTTGGGTTTCCAAAACTCTGTTGGGGAATAGTTTGGAACACGTGCCGCATTTAATCCAATTGAACCAACTGGGCCGGTGTCGAAGCTGTTGAATTGATTCTGCCTGCTTGCTCTTGCAAGTTTTTCTTTTGCTCTGTTATATGCTGCGATGTCTGAAGCGCTTGCTGTTGCAAACCCTCTTCTGTCTACCCCAATTCTGCGTCCAAGGTCGTCTAGCGAATACGGCAAAGCTGTAGGGATTGGTTCAGAACTTGACCTCACTGCAATCATGTATGGGTCAAATATCTTTCTTTGGCCATCCGCTTTGTCCGTTGCATGCAACGATACATTGCCATCTGTGCTTTTAACAAACTTGACGAGTTCAACTGCATAGACTTTATTTCCGTACGGGAACTCTGCATCAATTACATCCCTGTCAGCTGTTGCTAGAGTGCTTGCAACGGTGCCCTGATTATCGTCAAGAGATATAACCAGCGACCTTTCTCGCATTCCTCTTCTAAGAGAAGTTGTCTGTGCAATTATTTCAGCAGTTCTTTTTTGTCTTTCTGTTTGTCTTTCTTTTGGCCTAGCTTGCTCTTCGCGTGGTGGAGTTCTTTCTTGCCCACCAGGCTGTTCCCCTCTTGGGGTCCTGTTACTAGAATCTCCTCCAGTCGGTCTGCCTGTTGATTCATTTCGAGGCCTACGTTCGCCTTCTGGCTCTCTGCGCGGTCTTCTTTGACCTGTCTGACCTTGTGTATCGGCTCCTGGTTTTGGTTTCTCAGACTTTCGGCCGTACATTCTGTCGGTTCTGAAATTCTTTTCTTTTCCATCTTTTTCATCAATGCCAACGATGTATGCTGCAATGGGTTCGCCATCTCTTCCAAAACGCTCTTCGTATCTTGGTTCAGTGACTGTTCGCTTTTCCGGTCTGTCTGCATCTGGCTTCAGGTATTCAAAAGAAATTCCAAGTCCGGAATCATTTGCATCATTAACCGCTTTCTTAATGTCTGATTCGGTGAAGTTTTTTCCAAGGATTATTTCAGTGTCTGTTTCAATAACTGGCGCAGATGAATCAGAACCAAGACCGTAAAGCCCAAGCTTCTCGTACTCCGCCTTGAGCTCTTGTGCGGTTATTGTTTCTCCAGCTGCTGTTCTGATGTCTGCTTCAATTTCCCATGGTTTTGCCGAAATAAAGACACCATCAGTTGCTGGATGCCTTCCTCTTTGGGTTCTAATCTTTTCTACTGTTTCATCAAATATTTCGCCTAGCTCTTCTTGTGGCCAGTCTTCATATGAGAACAAGTCCCCAGCTACTGGGTGATTCCATTTGATTAAATTGCCATTTTCGTCTTCCGCAACCAAAAATACCGGACCATTAGAATTTGAGCCAACATTTTTGTGTCTGTACTTTGTTATCTCTCCGGTCAACTTGTTTACATAAGTAGAAACAAGTTTTCCATCGTCTTCAACTTCTGATTTATCAATACTTGGTGCACTAACACCGGCCGTTGGAGAACTCGGTCTAGAAGAAGCTTGGCCGGCTTGTCTGGCTGCTCTGTTCTCTGCCATTCTCTGCTTTGTGAGAGCACGTAGTCTGTCCCACTGCTCTGGCATCAATCCACCATCAATATCGTACCTATACAATATTTTTTCAATCTCTGCGTCATCTTGTTCAAGCGTTCGTGCAGCATTCACAACACGCTTGGCATCTTCTGGGTCTGCGCCTAGCATTTCGCCAGTTTCTTTATTTACTTTAAGTACAGCTTCTTCGCCTGGTGCAAGAGTGTATCCACCGTCTCCACTTTCAAACTTATCAATCAATGATGATGCATACGACCATTGTCTATCTGACAGGCCACCATTTTTTGCGTACTGGTAATACATGTCGCTAAGTACTGAGTAATTTTTTTCTGCACCAGTTAGGTCTTTTTTGTCTTTTGAGTCAACAATCGCTCTTAGAGCATTGAAATCATCACTATTTCTAAGCGTGTGAATTTTTTCTATAACCGAAGGACCAAAGTCTGGAGTATTTGGACTTTTTGTAACAGACAAATCGTCACTACCCTGGAATCTCCACTTCCACGAGTCTTTGGTCCAGAATTTTTCTTCGGGGCCACTTTCAAGTCTTCTCAACTTCTTGTTTCTGGCTACTCGCTTTGCATTTCTTTCACCCTCGTCCCAGCTTTCAGACATATCAGCAGTTGCAAAAACCGTGCCGCCGAGTCTGAAGTACGAAGGCTCGCCATCGTATCCAGCACGGTCATTCCATGAAACAACTCTCAAACCTTCTCTTGGAGAAGTTTGAATTGGTATAGAACGCAATTCTTCAGTTCCATCTGGATTTAGGAATAAACCTTGTGGGTACATTTCATCGTCAAGGAACATTCCACGTTCAGCAGCTCTAGCCATTGCCTGAGCTTCAGTTTGATTTACGAATGAATACTCTGGAGTATCAACAACCATGTAGTTGTATCCACCATCTTCTGCCAGAAGTTTTCTACCTAGCATTTCATGAAGTTCTGGTTGGTTGAATCCACGCACCCTGCGCAAGTAAGGCTTTTCTTGCATTGGAACGCCGTCAGAAAGGTCTTCGGTGAAGTCGTATTCTTCTACCAGGCCGTCATCTGCATTGGCGTAAATGCGTACTTTTTTGTTCTTTCTAATCGCCATTTCGCCAACAGGACCAGGCGAGAAGTATTCATCTATTTCGTTGCCGAGCTCTGTCTTGCCGAGGTATTTTTTGTAGACACTTCCGTCGCTAGCATCTGCTTCAATGAAAAATCCTTCGTCGTCGACTCCATATCTCGTGTTTGAAACAGATGGTGGCTTCGATGTTGAGCCGTCTGCTTTTCTGAGAGCGCGCAAAGACTTTTCTAATCTTGAATCAACATCATCAACTCTCAAATTAAATTCTTTTGCAATATCTACATTTGTTGCGCCGTAAAGTTTTTGAGACATTATGTCTCTGTCTGTTCCGTCAAGCAGGTAACCGTGTTCTCTCATCAGGTAGCGCATCTCAGAGCGCTCTGGCGTCTCTGTAGCAGAGAGAATGGTGGCCTGTGCTTTTACAATTTGAATGACATCATTTCTTGAGATATCGTTGTTTTTTGCTATTTCGTCAATTGAAGAATTTCCAAAACTTGAATAAACATTTCTCATCAGCTTTTCTGGGTAGGAACTCTCTTCATTATTGTTATTGCTGATTATTCTGTTTATTGCTTTTATTGCACCAGAAGGACCGTCTGGGGCGTTGATGCCAGAATAAGGTTCTCCAGTCATTGAGAAATTGCTCAAGAAACTATTGATTATGTTTGGTAGATATTCGTCAAGCTCTGCGTCATCTGAGTTGTTTTGCTTTAAGTAACTCTTCTTGCGACCGGTTGAGTCAAAAACTTCAGATGCAAAACCATCCGGAAGAGCTCTTTCGTAAGAGGACATCTTGCCAACAGGACCAGAGCCGAGGCCTCTTCTAGCAATTTCCTGCTTCACATTATTTAGTGATTCTTCTGAAGCGGTTAATATTGGAAATCCAAAATTTATACCGTTTTGGATTTCTTCCAAATCTTCAAAATCTCTATTTCTACGCGCAATTCTTCTTTCCCGGAGTAGTTCTGCGAGGTCATTTTTCCAACGCTGAAAAACTTCTTCAATATCTTCTTTTATTGCTAAAAGCGATTCGTTGTCAAGCTTGGATATTTCTTCTTTGATTTTATTCTTAGCAATAGAACTTATCAATATTGATTCATCTGCCGTTTCAAGTTCGTCTACAAAATCAATATCTGATTCTGTTTCTCTACCTAAAATAGCTCTTGTCAAAGAATCGGCAAGAGCATTGTTCTCTTCATCAGAGCGTTTTTTGTATGACCACGTATCTTCAGGTTTTGGCGGAGATTCAAACTTTAGATATTCTGCTGGTGGTTCATCAGCGGGGTCAGTGATTGAGGTTGGTCTTGCCGGAACTGCTCTTGAGTCAGGGAGGTCTCTAGAAAATGTTCTTAACTCTTCAAGCTCAATCTCTGGTTTAGAAACTGCGGTTCCACGCAATCGTGGGCGCTCTGGTGTTGCAGGAGTTTCTACTGCTGTTCCGCGAAGTCTTCCAGTGTATGGAGTGGGGGTTGGTGGAACTGCACGTGTGTCAGGAAGCTCTCTAGAAAAAGTGGGTATCTCTTCAATTTCAATTCCTGGTTTGTCCAAACCTCTACCACGAAGTCTTGATGAACCTGGAGTAGCTGGTTCTATAACTGGTGGAGTAACCTCTATTCTTGGGCGCCCCGTAGCTGCCGGTTTGTCCAAACTTGTTCCACGAAGTCTTGATGTACCAGGAGTTTCTGGTTTTATCACCGGTGGTGTGACTTCTATTCTTGGTCGTTCGACGACAGAAGGCTTACTTCCATCACCTCTATCAAAAATTACATCTTCTTCATCAAACAGACGACCATCATCTTCGTCGTCGGTTCCAAAACGCACTACTCCGAACTCGTCGCCAAAATCAATGATTTCATCGTCGCCCGACATTCTGCCAACTGGGGCGCTGTAGAAAATTCTGCTAAAAGGTTTTTCGCCTAGGCTTCTATCTTGACCTTTTAAATCGTCGACAGACTCGGCTGCCCTTATTGACTCCGTCCATTCCGTAGTTGCCATTGCGCCAACTGGCCCATTGTCAATCACCATGGAGTCTTGCAACTTTCTCATTGCAATTTGTTCTTGCCGTCTTATTGTTTGTCTGTCGGTACCAAGTCTTGCTGCTGCTTCTTGAAGAGTTTCCCCATCAAGTCTTCTCTTCATCAAATCTGTTTGTTCGTCAGTAAGAGTCGAGGCAGGGTCATCAAGCATTCTTCTTGTCACTCTGTTTGGACTGTTCTCATCCATGCCACGAAGTTTTGACATGTGTCTAAGCTCAAGCTGTCTTGCTTTTTGTCTTGAAACCTTAAATCTTGATGCTGCTTCTTCAAGCGAAATTCCCTCGTTTTCTCTTGCAAGGAATATCTGTCTTCCAATCTTTGCTTCTCGTAGAAGTCGTTTTTCTCTATTTGAAAGATTTGAGTCGCTTGGGGTGGACGCCATTGCACCAACTGGGCCACCACCTGGTCTAGAAGGAACAGGCCTTGCAGGCGCTCTTCCTGGAACTGGCATTGGCTCTTGGGTGCGACGCGGCTCTCTTGCAGGCTGCCTTGTTGGAGCTGGGACTCTTTCAGGCTGTCTTGCTGGCTGTTTTGCCGGTTCTCTTCTTGGAACGGGAACAGGCTCTGGAAGAGTTCTTGGAACACGGTCTGGTTTGGGAACTGGATATCTTTCTGGTTGCCGCTCTGGCACTTTTTCAGGGGTTTTTTCTGGAACTTTTTCCGGAATCCTTGCTGGCCTTGCTGGCTTTATGGTTGGCTTTACAGGAGTTACTTCTGGAATCTCTTCTGGAACTTCAATTGGGTTTGGGACTGCAGGCATGTCTGCTTCGCCTGGTCTCTTAGCGCGTCTTGGTTTAGTTGCGCCTCTTCTGCCTCGAGACCTCGGTGCTTTTGGGATATCAAAATCACTCCCTGGTGTTGGGTCAATTACGCCACGTCCTCTGTTAATCGTTGAAATTCCCTCAAGAACATACGGGTCGCTGTCTGCGTTTCTTGCAGTGAAAGCGTTCATATTTCTTGGCGTTCTTCCGATTGCGCCACCTAATGCTTTTTGTTCAAAAGAATCAAGCACATTTGACAAAGCTTTATACGCAGCAACACTCACTTTGTCAATGTCTGGAATAACAATTCCGTTTTCCAAAACTTTTACATCAAATGAATGGTATTCAGCAATTGTGTTGATGATTTCAAAAGCCTCAATTTTCTCTGCATTATCTTCTGGCTCCAAGAAAAGATGTTCGCCTCTATTTGCAGACTTAAACTCTTCAAGTGTGCTTAGATGATTTGGAACCGAGCATGATGTTTCACCTTTTGCGCAATCGTCGCAACATGCTTCATGTGGAACAGCAGCCGAAGACATTGCATCGTAGAGGCTTCCGTTTGTTTGCGGCATTGATATGACCATTGCACTAGGTGTTCCACCATCACCAATTCGACTACCGTTTGAGTTGCTTGTAGGTATGTAGACGGTTTCTGGCTTTACTTGTTGCGCCGTTCCGAACATAAACTCGTCACCATCAAAGTGATAAGCAACTCTTAGTGTCTCAACAGACTGGCCGGCACCCATCTCAAAAATTGCAATGTCGTTGTCGGCGTTAACGAGTCTTACCGCTCCGCCAAAGTGTGAAGCAAGTGCTCTTGTTAGGTCAGCGGCTCTTCCAACTACGGAGTTTTCTGCACTGTTCATTGCCTCGTAAATAGCGCTTACGTGATTTTTTGTTTCTGAGCTTTCGCTGTCGTCTTTTTTCTTTGTATTGCTATAACGCTCGAGAAGTCTTCTTCCTTTTGCAGCAAGTTTTGCAGCGTCTTCCATATTCTTTGGAACTGGCTCACCCCATGCAGCCGCCGAAAGAGCAAGTCTTGTTGGTTCTCCATTTGGCTTCTTCATTGGGCCAGATGGGTTTGTAAAAAATCTTGTGAGGAATGAACCCTTGCGACGCATCTTTTCTGGTGTGTCAGCTGGACCCTTTACTCCAGGCTTTAGATTTGCGCCTTCTGTTCTCTTGAAATGAGCACGGCCAGCTGCAGTCAAACCACCCTTTGGGTCTCTTAGAGGTTGGCGCTTTACATCTATTCCATCTTTGTTTTCGTTAACAGCTTCATCCGATTTAATTGAGATGGTGCCTGTCAGCTGGTTGGCTCCATGAAGAACGGGAGAAACCTCGTACAGCTCAACTTCTTTCAAAAGGTTTGCCTGCTGGGTTGGGTCAAAAACTGCATCAAGAGTTTTGTAGCCTATTGACCACTCCTGCTCAAGACCAAAGAATGACACATTTGCAAATGCCTCACGGCCTCTTTCGGCTTTGAGGTTAAATTGCACTCTTGCATAAAGGCCACCTATTCCGGCCTTTCTCATCTTCGCTGGAAGACGAGGGTCATTTGGACCAACTTCATAGATTTCCAAAACTTTGCCGATTGGCTCATTCCAATTGTGGCCCCATACAACCCTGGGCTTTCTTCTTTTCAGGGAATTTGTAAAACATCCTGGGAGGCAAATATCGCCGACTGAGTCCTTGTTACCAACACCAGCAGCGAAGCACTCGACAATGCCAAGAGCCTCATCAATATTGAACTGCCCTGTTAAGGACTTGTATTCGTAGTCAGCTGCTGTTTCGTGTGTGTTAGTCATGGTCACCTAGTTATCAATGATAAACGAGTTGTTTCTATTTTTGTGAAGCTATTTGGTTTATTTATATAAACTTAGTTGTGTTTATATAAACTAGCCTTTATCAAACCTCAACCTACATCTGCAGTTGATTGTTAGGTGCGGTGGGGCAAATGGGTCTCCAGGGAATCTGAGCAAGTTGCCACCCATATCAAACGCTTCCAAAACACCAACCGATTTGCCATGCAGGCCGGCGTGCTCTGGTCTAACTTTTGGGTCTTTTTCCGTAATCCATGTCTTTGTCATTGCGCCAATTGAACGCCCAGACAAATAAGTCCCTGCGTTGTATGCAGTTTGACCTTCATGCTCGGCAATAAGTCTCTTGCGCTTCATCAAGAGATTTATAAAAATCGCCACGAGAGCAGCTTTGAGCATTCCAACTTTATCTTCTCCGTCGGACATTGATGATGCAACAAGAACGGCTGCGGCTACCTCTGCTGCTGTAGTGGAGTTCACATTCTCCATGCGCTCCATCTGTGAATCAAGATGCTCTTTTACGGCATCTTCATCCATCTCTGCCTGCATTGATGCTTCCTGAGAAACAACACTTGAAGCATCATTCATTATTCCGCTAAGAATTGGTCTTATGTCTTCGTTGAGCTGTTTGTTCCATACGGCGATGTCAAAAATTGTTTCTGGGTCAAGCGACTTTGACTCAATATTCTTTCGTGCTTTGCTCCCAGCAGCTTTTTCCATGATTACTCTCTGCTGTCTTTCAAAGAATCTCTCAAGTGACGCATCAAGTATTTCAATCCATCTATCGGATGATTCTTCTGCTTTAAAATCCCACTCGTCAGATATGTAGGAGCCAGCTCCTTCAGCTTTCGTTTGTGGTCCACCCATCGCCGTTGCTTGCTGGGCTGCAATTGCTTCTGCTGTCAAGGCTGCGGTCATGCCTTCAGCTGGACCCCCCTGTGGTGCTACTTGAGGACCAAATCCAGGTACTGGCATTTCTTGTGGAGTTGCAGTTGCCCCAGGTGTTGGGGGCATTCCGGGAACTGGTGGCATCCCAGGAACTGGCGCACCTCCTCCCATCATGTCAAGTTGTCCTTGTTGTGCTGGTTCAAACTTCTTGTTCGTGTATCCGATTGGTGTCAAGTTTGGATTAGCAAGCATTGCGTCCATCAATTCGGAGTCAATCTTCCCGCGCCCAGCACCCTCTCTGTATTCGTTTCCGCTTATCAAGCCACTTTGATATTCGTTAAGCAGGTATCTATCTCGTTCTTGTTTGTAGAGCACTAGAACAGGAACATCGGTAACGTCAAAGTCAACATAGTATTTTGAATGAAGTTCGTCTAATCCACGAGCCAATGTTTCTAGGTGTGGGAGCATGGTTTCGTTCCAAAAAACTTTATGTTCTTCTGCTGCGTTACTGAATGTTCTTCCGGAGGCATTGCCAATAACAGATTCTGGAACGCCAAAAGCTGCAAGAATTTCTTCTTTTTGTATTTGACGCATTTGTACATAGTTTGCATCTCGTGGCGATTGACCTGTATCAACAAAATCAACACCTTCATCTGAAGAAACAACAGTTACTGCTCCAGCTCTGTTTATGTTTCCTCTAAAACGACTTCTCAATTCGTCTTTATCATCGTCGTCAATTTCTCCTCTAACAACAAGAAGACCACCAGGTCTTCCGTCATTAAGCAAGAAGTTTCTGTTGTAAATCTTTGACAAGTTCTCAATTTCTATAGCAATACCGGCAGCTTCCATTGGGGTTAATGAAAGATATGGGTCTAAAGGGTGTGGCTTTCTAATCCAAACAACATCTTCTGGTTTTAGAATTACTTTTGTTCCGTTGCGCATGTCAACTTCAAAACCCGAAACAAATTTTCTTGGGTCTGGTATTGGCGCAGTATGTTGTGGTGGCAAAAGTTGAAGAGCAATTAGCTGACCATCTCTGCCTCTTACTTTTTCAATGAATGCACCACGAGAAGACATGAGCAACTGCGAAGAGAGTCTGTATCTAAAAACAAAAGAGTTTTCACCCATGTTTGATTTGGTGTTTAGTAAGTTGAGAATGCTCTCACCTGACTCTCGAATAATTTTTCCAGTTGGACTGTTGTTTTCACGCAAGATGGCTGGGAGTCTTGATTGGTTTCCTGCAATTGCGTCAATGCACCTATTGACCCAAGTAACCTTTTGAAAACCCTCGCGGTAAGCTCTTTCTATATCCCAAGAGTCTCTGTATGGCTTTCCAGCCATTGAAGGGTTGAACGCAACCGGCGCTCCTGGTCCAAGCGCAGACTTCTGCTGTGACTGGTTAATAGACTTATTTTGCGACGAATTCCAAGCCATTATGTACTTTTACTCCATCCCAAGTAATATTCCGACTGCACCGCACGCAACACCAAAAGCAATAAAACCAGCTGGTGGAGATATTAAAAATGTTCCGATGCTCACAAATAGTATAAATGAAGCAATCAATATGTTGGCGATGGTATTCCTCCGGGTCATTTTTGAAAGAAATCTGCCTATTGCTTTTATCATTTTTTTGAACTTTGTTTCGCTAGGATTATCTTGTGCCACAGTAATCTAAACTTAGCACGACTAATCGATTTGGATGACAATGACTAACTGGCAAAAAGTTTTAGAATACCTAGAACCAAGAAAACCTCATTTTTGCCCTGAAACTCCATCTATTACGCAAAAAGTGTTCCTAAGAACTTATGCGCTAGAAGCGTTTTTTGGAGGCGCTGCTGGTGGAGGAAAGAGTAGTGCTCTGCTCATGGCGGCGATGCAATATGTCGATGTGCCTGGATATTCAGCAATTCTTTTCAGAAGAACCTACGCCGACTTGTCCCTTCCTGGAGCCTTGATGGACCGTTTTAAGTCCTGGGTTGGCGGGGTGGAGGAGATAAGTTGGAACAACAATACATATGTTGCGACATTCCCATCCGGCGCAAGAATCTCATTTGGTTACCTCAACAACACCAATGACTATTTGAGATACAAAGGTTCCGAGTTCCAGTTCATAGGCATGGACGAGGTTACCGAAATACGTGAATCGGATTACCGATATTTGTTCTCCCGACTCAGAAGACCAAAAAGCGGTGAGCTTTCAAAGGTTCCACTGAGAATGCGTTCTGCATCAAACCCTGCCCCCAATTGGGTTAGGCAAAGATTCATTGTTGAGGGTGTAGAAACTGGGCGAATTTTTGTTCCATCCCTCCTTACCGACAACCCGGGAATTGACCCAGAGTCATACAGACAGGCCCTTGCGGCCCTGGACCCAATTGAGAGAAGGAGACTTGAAGAGGGTGACTGGTGGGCAACAACTCTGGGAAGCCTTTTTGACAGAACCTCATTTGTAATAATTGACCAATCAGAAGTCCCTCCAGTTGGCGGAAACGCTAGGGCGGTGAGGTTTTGGGACCTTGCGGCAACAGAGCCTTCTGGGAATAACCCAAACCCTGACTGGACAGTAGGAACATTGGTCCTATATGACTCAGGAGTTGCCTATGTGCTAGATGTCAAAAAAGCAAGAGTCAAGGGCGACAAGGTCGAACAATTAATAGCTCAGACTGCTTCAGAAGATGGGCCAAATGTCTCGGTCAGAATGGAGCAAGAACCTGGCTCCTCCGGCAAGGCGCTGGTAGACCAATACGCACGATACATACTCCCTGGTTACGACTTCATGGGAATTCGTTCAACTGGTGACAAACTCACAAGAGCCAGACCATTTGCGGCAGCCGTAGCCAACGGCAATGTTCGGGTTGTTCGTGGTCCATGGTTGAGCGACTGGCTGGATGAAATGTCATCTTTCCCAGAAGCTTGCGACCATGATGACCAAGTTGACTCGGCTGTTGGGGCTTTTACATTTTTAGCTGGTTTGGGCTTGCCTTATCGTCGCCCAACCAGTATCATCATCTGACACCAACTAAACCCCTATTAAAAGAGGAAAAATGAATACTGAAGTTATTTTTGATGCAGAAAAGTTTGCTGTGCAAATTGCGGAAATATCAAAGCAGCTCATGGACGCAGATAGGACTTTTTCTGCATCCAGGGAACAAAATGTTGACATCGAGGAACTCTGCGAATCGCTTTCTACCCTTAACTTTTTGAAACAAGAACTCGCCTCTGTTTACGACACAGCAGCAAAAATAGTTGCTGACAAGATGGGTTCGCTCCCGATTGTCTCGCTATCAAATGGCACGACCATTGAAAAGAAGTCGGGAAGCGATAGGAAGTCGTGGGACCATGACGCACTGGCTTCAATCGTCACGCGACGGTTGGTTGAAATGTCAACAGACCTGGACACCGGAGAAATGAATTCAAGCATTGACGACATTGCCTCACAGCTGCTACGTTTTGTCCAGCCGTCGTACTGGCGCATAAAAGAGCTTTCAAAAATTGGTGTTAACGCAGATAACTACTGTCAAGTTTCAGAAGAAGTAAAAACAAGCATAATAATCCGAAAGGCAAAATGATGAGCAACGAAATTTACCAACTTCTCTCAGAGCAGTTCCCGCAGGAAATGGAGCGCACTCTCAATAAGGGTGGAGCTTCTTTGACATACATCCCAGTTAGCGAAGTTGTTAACAGGATGAACAAGGTAATTGGTGTTGGGAAGTGGTCGCTGAAAGTTCAAAGCTTTGTTGAAATTGGAGACTCAATCGTTGCACATGTGACGGTTATCGCTTCTATTGATGGCAATGAGGTCACCCGTGATGGAGTTGGTGGCCAGAAAATCAAGCGGGTGAAGGCCACCGGTGTTGCTGTTGATTACGGCGATGAGGTGAAAGGTGCAGTATCCGATGCCTTCAAGAAAGCAGTTCAAACATTTGGAATTGGTTTGTACCTTGCTCGAAGCGAAGACGCAATAGAGATTGAGCAGGTTATGGACGCTGAAGTTTCACGACCTGTCGAGCCTGTTGATGCCGAAAAGCTTGAGATGTGGAACACATTCATGTCGGTCACAAAGAAGATGACACCAGAACAAAAAGCAACGCTTCGCAAGGAGTGGGAGACATATAGCAACAATGCTCCCGTACCAAGCAACGCAGCCAGTCTCTCAAACGAGCAAATGGTTTTCCTTCTTGAGACGGTTGTGAAGATTGAATTCAATGCAGAGTCGCAACCAGGAGCGCAGTGATAATCGCCTCTGAACTACCATACGAACTTCCCCCGTATCTTTCACCGTCCTCAATATCAACATATGTTCAATGTCCTTTAAAGTACAAGTACTCTAGGGTTAACAAGCTTTCAGAGCCTCCTACGGAGGCAACGCTGATGGGCAACTTTGTTCACGATGTTCTTGAGTACTTCTATCTAAATATTGAACCAGCAGACAGGAATATTGCTTCGCTAAAAAACGTTAGCTCATCTATCTGGGCTAGTGGAGATTGGGCGGAAAAAGTACTTCCTTTCATTAAAGATGGACTCAATACTTTTAGGTGGAATTCCTGGTGGTGTCTTGAGAATATTTTTAAAGTTGAATCTCCAGTGGATGTTGTTCCGGCTGGAGTAGAAACTGAACTGAACGGAAGTATTGGTGGTTTTCAAATCAAGGGATACATTGACCGGTGGTCCACCCTAGATGGCAAAACAACAATCTCTGATTACAAAACAGGTAAGACTCCAAAAGCTAGGTATGTCGGTGACAAATTTACCCAGCTGCTGATTTACGCAATCGTTTTGGCCGATACAAAAGATGTTGAGATAGACCTAATTGAGCTTTTGTATCTAAAAGACGGAACTAAGTTTTCTAAAAAATACACAGCAGAAGATGCTAACGATGTTTCAAAAATGGTTGAAAATGTGGGCAGTCAGATAGCTGTTTCATTTGAAACAAATCACTGGGAGGCTATTCCAGCTGTTTTGTGTAATTGGTGTTATTTCAAAAAAGATATGTGTGAGTACTGGAACAATAAATAAGGAGATTAAATGAGTACTGTCCACTACACGATGAGCGATGATGCTTTTGCACACCTAGTTGCTCAGGACATAAAGAATAAAGTTAACGATAAGCAACGTGAGTTTTTGCGTGAATCGCAAAATGTTAACCGTTGGGCTAGGTGCTTAGATGCACTATTGCTAAATCTGAACGAGCAAATAGAAGACATTGAAAGCGATATAGAGTCAGACACAGAACAGTATTCTGCGCTTGGCGAAGATGGAGCTGCTCTCCTTGCAGAAGCAATGCACCATTACCTTGGACAAAAACGCAAGATTGAAAAGTTCAAGGGGTATGTGGCGCGAAAGATAAAAGAAGTAGCAGAGCTTGTTGCAATGCTGGAAAACGGAGTTTCGTCAGAAGACGACATCTTGGTTATGTGCAGGCAGGCAATCATCAGGCACAGGAAAGAACTGAACGATAACGACATTGAGCCAACCCCGTATGACGAAGCTCTGTGGGATGTTTTAAATGGCCGATGGAACTTTGAAGAAATTGAATACGATGGAGCGAACCTAATTGAGATATAGGTCTGCCAAAAAAGAAAAAGAATATGTTGAGAGGAGAAAGCTTGTTGCTCGACTTCTTGAAGAAAAACCATGGTGCGAGGCTTGTCCAGTTTTTGCTGAACACGATGGAAAGAAAATGTACAAACGCAATCAATCATCTGATTTGCACGAACTGAAGAGGCGCTCTCAGGGAGGGTCAATTCTGGATGAAGAAAACATAATCTGCGTTTGCAGACCGTGCCATACCAGAATTGGGAATTACCCGCAATTGGCTTTTGACCTTGGTCTGGCAAAACATGGCTGGGAAGAATAAATTCTTACAGAAGTTTTATTTCTGTTCTAATAATAATTAACACACAGAATATTTATTGCTGGTGTATTGTTGTAATCCTTAGGACCGTTATAGGCGCGAGGGCCGGGTGCACAGGGCAACGTGCGGCACCCGGTTCTTGCGTGTAATAAATTAACAAAATCCTCATATTTATTACCAGTTTCTATAAATATAGTTGGGTATAAAATCTCCTCATACGACTTAGGGAGGGGGTGGTCCATTTCTAAACGGGAAACCGTTGCAAGAAATATCCTTTACCTGGATTTGCCACTGTGAGAAAAAATCACAGTGGCTTCTTGCTTTTCTGGTGTAGTTTTAATTAAGTGAATAGAAAGATAATGGGCCTAGACCTATCGCTAACTTCAACCGGATGGTCGTGCGATGGTGAGTACGGAGTCATATCTTCAAAGAATAAAAAGACACAAAGACTTGTTGATATATCTAGTGAGATTTTAGAAAAATGCTCAAAGCACAAAGTTGAAACTGTGGTAATCGAGGGTTACTCCTTTGCATCAAGAAGCGGCCAAGCTTTCTCTATTGGGGAGCTTGGCGGGGTTGTCAGATTTTGCTTGCTTCAATCTGGTTTTGAATTTGTTGAAGTCCCACCTACCGTTAGAGCCAAATTTGCAACCGGCAGAGGCAATGCGGCCAAGTCAGAAGTTGTTTCAGCAATATCAGCCAAGACCGGAATTGTATGGACCGGCTCCGGAGCGGACGATATGTGCGACGCTTGGATATTAGAAGAAATAGGTTTAGTCCACTATGGACAACAACGGTTTGATTGGCCTAAACTGAACATGTCAGCGCTTGAGAGCCTTGACTGGACACCAACTACTAGATAAAGGAAGAACCTTGAGCAGAAGTAGCCCGATTAGCCAGGTCGAAGTTGAAGAAGAACTTTTGCGTCTTGTATCTGTTCTTGAAACAGAAACAGAAGCATTTGAGACGCTTGCAGTAGATGCCGCAAAAAAAGAAGCCGCCTATAAGTCAAACTGGGCAAAATCATACCTTGGAGCAAAAGGCTCAATTAGGGAGCGAGAAGCATGGGCCGACTACCAAATGAATGACGAGAATTACGATTACAAAATATCGGAAGGTCTTGTAAAAGCAAAACGAGAACAGCTTCTATCTCTTCGCACATCAATTGATGCTCTTAGAACTCTTAATGCAAACGTTAGGTCGCAGGTATGAGGCTGAGCAAGAAGAACAAAAAGCTGTTCCCAGAAAAACTCACGAATGACAAAAGTTATTCATTTTCAATATTCAAAAACAAAGATAAAAAGAAGAAGAAGAAATGACAGAAAATATACATCCATCGCTGTCTGGGATGACGATACCGATAAGTCAACTTCGTCCACTTGAGAATAATCCACGGCGTGGAGACATTGGTGCGATTATTTCTTCCTTTAGGGAATTTGGACAAGTAACGCCAATAGTTGTTAAAGACAATGGCGATTCAACATTTACCGTCATATCTGGAAACCATAGGCTTGCGGCTGCAAAACAAATGGGATGGACGGAGCTTGCTTGCATTGATTTTGATGGCAACGATAAATCTGCAATTGCATTTGCCTTGGCCGACAACAAGACATCAGAGCTTGGAGAAACAGACCAATCAGTATTGATAGAAATGATTAATAGTATTTCCTCAGATTACGTTGAGCTTTTTGACAAGCTTGGTTGGGATGACTTTGAAATAGCTTCGCTTTCAGTCGATGAAATTAGAAGTTCTAAAAACGATAATCGTTCCGGATATGTGGCTCCCCCAGAAGTAAACCCTTTCAAACCACAAAACGATGTAGCTCCGTCTGTGGAAAAAAATTCAAACGACGAAAACATCTATGTTGCCTCAGATGAAGTAAACGAGACAGAAGCCGTGACCCGTGGAAGCTCTGCAGTAAACATCAAGGGTGGAGAAAAAGCTGTAGTCCAATACACGCTTGTTTTTGATGACTCATCACAACAGCGTGACTGGTATGACTTTATTCGCTACATACGAAACGACCCTGCGTACATGGGTGATACAACAGCTGCCAAGCTGATTGACTTCATTCGTTCTCATGCGGACTTCTAATGCCTAGACAGCGGATGTTTTTGTCAATGTCATGTGTTGACGCTGCTCGTGAGAGGATGCGTCACATTTACGACACCTTTGACACAGTGTGCATTCAGTTTTCTGGCGGAAAAGACTCAACAGCGATTCTTTATTTGGCAAAAGAAATACACGAAGAGCGCAATCTTGGTCCTGTGAAAGTTATTTTTAGAGACGAAGAAATGCTAAGTCCAACGATTGTTAAGTTTGTTGAAGAAGTACGCAACTATGACTGGGTTGACATGGAGTGGTATTGCCTGCCTATGGGCACAGATGTTTGGGTTCTTGGCAGACGTCAGTATTGCTTGCTGTGGTCAGCACAGCGTGCGAGGGAAGGCCGTCTAACCAGACAGATGCCAGAGTGGGCAATAACGGCAGAGGACTTTGGGCTTGACCCAAATAAGCCGATACCGCAGACAATTGATTACTACACGATGCAAGGCAAAAAAGGCAAGGTTGCATTTGTGATGGGGGTCAGGGCAAATGAGTCAATGATTCGTTATCGCTCATTGGTTCAAAAGCTTCACGAGAATTACATCGTTGTTCCGTACCGTTCAAAACGAAACATACCTCTTCGTTTTGCAAAGCCAATTTATGACTGGACAACTGATGATGTTTTTAAGTTCATCGTCGAGGAACACGGTGGAACATACTGCGAGTATTACGACCTAGCTTCTTCAACAGGAAGCAACACACGCGTAGGCATACCTTTGCACGCAGTTGCTGTTAGGCGAATAGGCGATGTTGTCGCAACCGAGCCAGAGTTTTACGACCGGCTATGGGAGATATTTCCACACCTTGATGCGCAGAGGAGAATTTGGCCAGACTACGACATAGAGATGGTCATCATGCGTTATGCCAAAGATGGTTGGGACGGAGTCAGGCGCTGTATTGATGAAAACATCCTTACAAAAGGATTAGCTCAACGGGCTCTTGCCTACTCAGCAGAATTCCGTCGCAAGAGCATGAAGGAGCCGCTGTCATATCCTGTCCACTGGCTAATTAGAAATCTTCTGATGCATGAATTTATTGGAACATCGCCACACCCGATTGGTCCAGGGACAAAAGCCTATTCTCTTGCAATGAAGGAAGCTTCAGAACTTGCAGACATGGATTCGCTTGACATAAAAGACGAGAAAATGTAGGATTTGAAAATGTCTAATTCTCCAATTAACAATATCTCTTGGGTTGAAATTGAAAAGCTAAAACCGGCCGACTGGAGAACTACGCACACTCTCAAACCAGACCTTAAAGTCCTGGCTGGTTCAATACTGGATTTTGGCTGGACCAGTCCAATTGTTGTTCAGAAAGATTCGCTCAAAATAATTGATGGATTTCACAGGTGGGTCTGTGCTCAATCTGAACCAGTGAAGAAAATGGGTAATGGCAAAGTCCCAATCGTGATTGTTGATGTTGACGAGATAGACGCAATGCTTATGCATGTGAGGCTAAACCGTGGCAGAGGCGATGTTGTCACCAAACACTTATCCAATTTGGTTCGCTCTGTTGTGCATTCAAAGAAATACTCGATTGAGCAGATAAAAGATTTGCTGACTATGAGTAATTCGGAAATTGCAGCAATGGTTGACGGCACAGTAATCAAACAACGCAAAATCAAGGAGCACACATACTCCAGGGCATGGGTGCCAATTGAAGCTCCAAGCGAGCCAGAAATGCCTTCTCTGGAGCGTCCTCCAAACGCAGATAGGTAAGTTTCGGCTTTATCGGGATAGCTGGTGTAAAATACTCGGTAGTATTTGACCCGGAGGTCTTGATGAATTTTCCGTCGGATGTAGAGGATGAAGAGCTTACAGAAGAAGCTGTAGACATCATCCCAGAGCTTGAGCCAACAGGAACCGATTTGGTTCCTGTGCCTACCCCTGCCCCTCAAAGAAAACCAGCATGGTGGAGAAGAGCTGTTGCGTATTCAGTAAGAAGACTGGCAGACAGCCTCCAGTTTGGCCGTGGCGCAAGACAACGGACCCAGCCTGGTGAAGGTCGTAGTTTGGCTCGGGAGGCAAGAGGCCGAATAACTGGAAGGGGCTAGGTTAAAAAATGCTAGTCAGCTTGTCAGAATTAAAGACATACATGGACATATCTCTTACGCAACGGCAACAAGATGCCGTTGAAATGATACTCCTTGGCCTAGAGAGTGAACTTGAAGCGTTCCTTGGTAGACCAGTATCTCAAGAGGAAGTTACTGAAGAGCACGTTATCCCTTCTTATTTTCAGGGCGTCCCTGCAACATCTTTTTTCTATGACCACAGTCTTGACTCAACTGAAACAGGGCTCAACTATATTCAGCCTTCACAAATAATTTATGCAAGAAATTCACCAATAACCAATGTCAGGCAAGTAACAATTAAAAACTTGGCTTCTGTACCGGTGAATCTTGCTGAGGCCATGCAAAGAAAAGCCATAATCACATCTGCTTCGGTTAATGGTTCTTCTGTTGTTTTCACTGCCGACAATGAATTTACAATTGGGCAGAGAGTTACTGTTTCAAACATAACCCCATCAACTCTTCAAATTAGCGCAAGAGAAATAACTGCAGTAACTCCAACTACATTTACGGTTGGCGACGCTACTGGAGCAAATGGTTCATATGTTTCTGGCGGACTGGCTACGGCTACTGGAAATGATTACACCGTGCATAGATACGGAGTAGAACTTTATAGAGGATTTCCAAATGATGTTGTAAGTATCACTTACACCGGCGGTCTTGATGGCTCAGCAATAAAAATGTTTAAGTTGATGATTCTTAGAGCTGCTTCTCGTGAAGTACAAAACATGCATGACGATGTTGTCGGTCTTAAAGACTTGAACACAAGAAATGTTGCACCACTTGAAACAGGGTTCCTAGAAAAAGAATTAGCGGCAATGAAGTCGTATAAGAGAAGACGAATTGCGTAATGGATGCTCCAAGAGAGATTTATCGTTCGTTAAAAGTTGATACTGATTTTGATAAAAAATCATTATTAAAAGTAATTGGGGAAATAAAAGCCTTAGAAAAAGCTATTGATTCTATTGGCTCAAGTTCGCCTGGTGGTTCACGGGTTGAATTTGAACCTGATTTTTCTGAAGCGTATGAATTTCTTGCCGAAATTGGTGCTCGAGGTTCGTTCACTGCTCCAGTTTTTCCGGTGTTAAAAAAGCAAATACAGGCAATGAATGCAGCCAATTTTGCAACAAACGGACTACAAACTGGTGGATGGAAACCACTTGACGCAAAATATGCAGCATGGAAGTCAATTCGTTTTCCAGGTGCTCCACCTATGGTTAGAACTGGCGCATTGATGGAATCGCTAACGACAACCCCTCTGGTGCAAAAAGAAACCACAACATCTTTTGAAATTGGAACAGCAATACCTTACGCAAGATTCCACCAAACCGGAACTTTTAAAATGCCAAAAAGACAAGTTGTTTATGAGCCAGTTGGTTTTGCTGAATTCGCAAGCGAGATAATTGCTGATTATGTTGCAGGCATAAGTAAGGTCCCAGGTGTCTGATGACTTCAGAGGTGATGTATGGACCGCAGTTTGCGAAGCAATTTGTTAATGAGTATCTAATATCAGAGATGCCGCTTAGGCTGACTCGCTATAGAAACGCATGGAACCTCAGTACTAGCGAGCTTCCTGACATAGAAGACATATTTGCTTTTGAACCATTGGCGATGGATAAGTGGCCAACGATAATAACTGTTGCAATATCAACTAAATCTTTGGTTCGTACGGGATTCAATCTAGCCAACAACCCCGAATACAATGTCACCTATGCAATGCGTACATATGTGTGGGCACGTAGTGATGGCGCTCAAGACACAACACTAATGAGAGACAGGCTAACAACTGTTGTTCGCTCTGCCCTCATGGACCATCCATGTCTTCAAAGGTCAAATCCTGATAGAGAAGCGCTTATCGAAGAGTCATCAATCAATGAGGAATACTCTGAATTGACATTACTAAAAGGCGACAGGTATCTTGCTGGTGCATATATTGCCTACGACCTTAGAATTGAAGAAGCTATAGAAAGAGACAATTTGGGAACCGTTTCTGAAATTGGTCTTGAATTTCAAAATCCTTCAAGTTGGTATTTAAATGAATAATTTTGAAAAACTAGATGAAGAGACTCCGGTTCTTCCACAAAGATTTGCTGGGATGATTCAGATAAAGAACATATCTGGTCGCACTGTCGCAGCTGACTCACAGGGAAATTACATGACCCCAGATTCCTATGCAGCGGTAAACCCGTTTGATGTAACGGTTATGAAACAGCTAGGCAAGGGCATTTTTCAGGTAATCGAATTTTTAATAGATGACAACGATTTGTCTTCCAAGACCATTGTCAACAAAATACCTAAAAAGAAAAAGAATAAACCACAAAGTATTCCAGCTGGCGGGTCGCTTCCACCCGGGAAATGCTGCCCAACACGCTAATATGTATTGGTGACTTTGAAATAAAGTTTATAAAAATAAGTTGCCAAAGAAAGTTCTACTATGGTGGTATTATCGCTGTGGTTAAAGAACGTAAAAAATTCTAGGCAGAAACCGAAGGAGTGACAAATGGCGGGCATCGTACTCACCACAGCAGTAAGAACAGGTCCAGTAACTACTACAACTGCACCTACATCGACGTTGTTTATAGCTGGCGTCACCGAAAAGGGGCCAGAAGGTGATGCAAAGTTAATCACCAGTGTTGCTGACTACAATGCAATCTACGGCGGATACACATCTGCTGGATATGTGCACGAATCAGTCCAAATGTTCTTTGAAGAAGGCGGCTCACGCGCCTATGTTTCAAGAGTTATTCCTTCAGACGCAGTTAGTGCATCTTGCACAGTAGCTGATGCCTCAGCCGGAACCGTTGTTACATTAATTGCATCTGGTGAGGGCACATGGCCACACTCTGGTGCGCTTACAGTTGGCGTAATTCAGCCAACTGCTGGTTCAACATTTAGACTCCGTATCTACTCTGATGGCGACCTTGTATACACAACTCCAATTTGCACAACCAAGACAGAGCTTGTTGACGAAATCAACAACAGCACAGTTGCGGCTCTTTATGTAACTGCAGTTGCTGGAGCAAGCAGCTTGATTCCACAGGTAACGGTTTCAAACTTGAACTTCACCGGTGGTAGCAATGGAACAACAGTAACTGACGCAGATGTTGAAACAGCTCTTGAGGCTTTCATTCCAACACTTGGGCCAGGCGCTGTTGCGGCTCCTGGTTTCTACACACAGACTGTTTATGAAGCTTTGATTGACCATGCAAAAGCAAACAACAGAATTGCTTTGCTTGGTTTTGACAAGGATGATACGGTCAACGATGTTTTGAGCGTAACTTCAAACTACGAAGACAGAGACGGCGCTGAAGGTGCCGCATGGTTCTACCCATGGGTAAAAATCCCAAGAGGCAACCTCACAATCTCCGTACCTTGCGAAGGTTATGTTGCAGCTAAGAGAGCAGCCGTACACAATAAGCTTGGTTCATGGCACGCATATGCAGGCCTTAAGAGCGAAGCACGTTTTGTAAGTGGTGTTCAGACAACAATCTCTTCTACACAGGCTGATGCATTGGACCTCGTCTACATCAATCCAATCAGAATCATCAACGGAAGCGTAAGAATCTACGGAGCACGCTCAGCCTCAACGGACACATTAAACTTCAGGTACATCAACTCTAGAGAAGTGCTCAATGACATCATTGACAAGGCTCAGGTTGGTCTTGAAGCGCTCGTGTTCTCGGTTATTGATGGTAGAAGAAGCCTCTTCGGGGAAGTTGCTGCTGTACTAATCAATGTGCTTGACCCAATCTCAAAAGCTGGTGGGTTGTTTGAGTTGTACAACTCGGACGGAAAGCTTCTTGACCCCGGCTATGTAATTCAGGTCAACGACGCAATCAACCCAATTTCTCAGCTTGCCACTGGTGTGGTTAAAGCTAAGGTCGGCGCAAGAGTTTCATCTATTGGTGACACTATTGAAGTCGAAATAACAAAATCAAATCTTACGTCTTCGCTAGGTTAAACGGAGGAAAATCAAAATGGCTAAGCTTTCTCAGCGTCAAATATTGGCAAAAATTGCACCGGTTCAACCATTAGTGCATCCAGCTCTTACTGGGTATTTTGCTCAAGTGTCGGGTGGCGAGATAACTGCCGCCGTAGAAAAAATCTACGTTGGTGGAGAGAAGTTTCCTGAACTGCTCTGTGCTCCTTCCGAAGTTGGCGACATCACGCTAACCAAGCACTACTCAGATGACGAAAGAGGCACACTTAATAAGCTTCGTCAGTATGTTGGCTCGGCATTTTATAATGTGACTATTTATTATCTGAACTGTGATATTTCTTCTGGTAAGCCAGACAGAGCATACTCAAACTGTCTTTTGGTTGGTTTGACAGAACCAGATGGCGACTCTTCTTCTGGTGCTCCAGCAACATATGCACTCACATTCTCGGTGAACAAGGGTCCTGCGAATGTTGCCGGCGAAACATTCCAATTCGAATAAGAATCATCTGCCATCACGCATTTGGCGTGTGCTAGGTTTTGGGCATGACAGAAAAATCAGCTCCTAAAGAAATTCAAGAAGAAACAATTCTCAATCAATTGAAGAACGTTATTGCCAAGAAGGTAGAACGGGCAGAAGTATTTATTGAGGTTCCAGAACGAATCGGCGTAAAGCTGTTGGTTAGTCCGAATGTTACTCAGCAACAAATGAGAGCATGGCAAAAGCAGTGTGGTGGAGATTCCCCAAAGGGAATGGACGCAACAAAGTTTGCATGCACCGTTGTCGGTCAAACAACAAAGGGTGTGTTCTTGAACGGTGAAGAAGTTCTTGATGATGGATGGCCATGTACTTTTGGTTCGCCAATCATCTTGGAAATGACAGAAACAACAAAAGCAGTTCCAGACGCAGTTCAAAAGTTTTTTGGTTTGGATGCGCATGTTGAAGCAGCAGCTCTTGCAATCATTGAAGCCTGTGGTTTCGGTGACACAATCTCGGCGGAGGCTACCGAAAACCCTACGAAACGGTCATAGAGGAACTTTCCGAAGACCCTCGAGTGGCCGCAGCAGCCAGACTTGGCGAACTGTGGGGAACAGACCCAATCGTAATACTTAACTCGGAGCCAGATGAATGGCTGATTAGGTATGCATGCGCAAAGGTGATTGAAGCAGACCGTAAACGTGCAGAGAGCGAATCACGCTAAACTAGTTGTGTCCTCCTATTGCTATTCTGAGGTAATCCGTGGCTGACGCACGCGCAACGATAAAAATAAATGTAACCACAGACAAGAAGGATTTTGCGTCTGCGCTTGGGCAAATGAACGGTCTTAACGCCGCGCTCGGAAACGGCTCAACAAATTCTAATAAATTCACTCAGTCTTTAAACAAAACAACAACTTCGTTCAGAAGTTACTCAACCGGCGCAGCGGGTGCGGTTAAATCAACTCGTGGATTTAATACCCAGACAATGACCTCGCAAAAACTTTTGGGCGCATTAAATAAATCCATGAGAGCTATATTCTGGATTGTTATTGCCTTGGGCATTGAGTTTGCAATAACGGCAGCAACGCTGGCATCAGTTAACGCCGCATTTACAGTTGGGAGAATGGCCGTCAAGGCCTACCACGTCTCGCTGGGACTTCTTGCTGGAGCTCTCGCTTCGGTTACAGCAGCCGTTGGAATAGGACTTGCTGCATTCCAAGAATACACAGCAGCGATGACCGCATTTAGCTACAAGGGAGTTAACGACCTTGGCGACGGAATGGAACAGTCATCAAGCGCAATGAGAAATTTTGCAAAAGATACATCTCTTGCAACTATGGGCGTTGTTGCATTGACACAGGCTTATTCAGCAATGGCAAAACAAGCACCAGTTAGTGCGGCTCAAAGAAAAGCACTTGCTGGGGCACTTGATTTTACGACGACTGCAGAAGACCCAAAGAAGGCATTTCAGAGTCTCTCTCAGTTCATTGGACTAGTTACTAAGGCAAAAAAAGTTGATTCAAAAGCAACAAGAGCCGCTCAAGCAGTAAGCCCTGAGTTCGCAAAAGCTGTTGCTGGACAAAAAGATAAATCAGCAGGAGCAATACTTGCATCATTGTCTAGTGGACAACTAGCCACTTCCGCTGGAGTGAGTGGCAACTACAAGATGCAACAAACACTTGTTGGGCAATTCCAATCGTTTTTAACAGACCTAGTTGTTCAGCTTACAGACTTTGGTAGAAAACTTTTAGAGCCAGCAAAAGACGTTCTTGAGTCTTTTTACAAAAATTTTAGAAATGCATTTCGACGAACAGAAGGAATAATAAGCGATTTTGCAACAGGCACAATGATGCCTGGTCTTATAACAATTGGTGACACAATTGAAGAATTTTCTGTAAAACTACTAAGAGACTATCTTCCAAAAATAAGCGGTGGAGCTGATTGGCTAAGAAAAACATTTAGCGACCTAAAAACATCATTTTCACAATTTGTTAATTCTTTAGACAAATTTAGACGCGGCTCAAAGATTATTACAGACACATTTGGCGAGCCTTTGCTTGCTTTGGTAAAAGGATTTGGAAGAAATGCCGAACAACTTGGCTATCTTGCAGAAGACAATGAAGAAGCATTTCTAAAATGGGGCAAAGCTCTTGAGGGTCTAATATTCTCAATCTTTGATTTCTTTGCTGCAATGAAAGTTGCATTTACTGAAGCGCTTCCAGTGTTGACACAAATTGTAAATGGACTGGCCTCCCTTGTTCGTGGTTTGTCTGCTGTGATAAGCCTGACTGGAACCCTTGGTGGTGGTGGGGGTAACAGCGGAACCGTAAATGCCGGAATGGGTCCTGTCCTCTCATCTGCCTTGACCATGGGTCTTATGTATGCAGGCTTTAAGGGTAGGCGCAGATTCCGCGGTGGCAACATAGGAGCCAAATCTGGTCCAACTGCTGCAAGCAAATATGCCTACCAACAAACAATCGCTGGTGCTCCAGTACTGCAACGTATGTTCGGCACACCGAACATGATGGGTCCTACTGGTTTTGTTACTAGAACTCGTTCTGCATTTAGCCGCGGAAGTCTTGGCTCAAGACTGTCAAGAGGCGCTACGGCAATGCTTGGCGGTAACACCGGGTCCGTATCAAACCAAGCCGCAAATCTTGCTACAAATATTTATAGGAATCAAACTGGGAGAGCGCAGGCAACTGGTTTTTCAAAAACTAGTTTAGTTGGTGAGTTTGATGAATTCTTAGGAAGAAGAATAAAAGATAAAACTGAGCGCATAGAAGCTCTTAGGGCAAGAAAATCATTGAGTAAGTTGAGTTATAGGGAACTTACAAGGGCTGGGCTAACTGGAAATTTGTCTGCAATAAGCACCCCAGGGGCTGCTGGTTCAGATTTTGCAAACACATTAAGTTCAAGAAAAAATCCAATCACAGGCGCAACTCTAACCCCCAGACAAATAGCTATGTTTGGTATTAGAGCAAAAGTCGGTGGAGCAATGACCGGCCGAGTAGAGGCAATGCAAGCTGGTCTAAGAGGTTCATTTACGCCTGGTCTTGGAATGGCTGGTTCGCTGATTACAGCTTCTGGTGTTACGTCAAAAATAGGGAATGAAACAGCTCGTTCTGCAGTTGACATGGGTCTAGCGGGTTCTTACTTTGGGAAGAAGGGCATAATAGCCGGTGCTGGAATTGGCGTTTTGTCAAAAACAACAAATTACGCAGCTGGAGCGATAGCTGGTGGTGCTACTGGTGCACAAATTGCTGGGACACTAACTGCTGGACTTCCTCCACAAGCTCAAGCAATTGGCAAGGCTTTAGGTTTTGCTATTGGTACAGCAGTTGGAATATTTACTGTTAAATCAAGAAGGGCGAAGGTAGCAAAAGGAATTGCTGACGAAATGGTTAGAGCTACAGGCGCACGCTCTATCGAAGCTTTACTAAATAGCCCAACATTAAGCACCGCATCAGCTATAGCAAAAATTGAAAAGGACCAAAAGGTTTATCAAAAAGCAATATCAATGTCCAAGGGTGGTTCTGGCGACCAAGCAATTAGAGATTACCTGCTTTCAACCGGCTCAATTAATGAGGAGCAAGCCAAGTCAATTGACATGAGCGACGGAGCTTTTATACAACAGCTTGAGTCAAATAGCACAGCGTTAAAGATGCAGGGTGAATCTTATAAAAAGTTTGAAAATAATGTAAACGCATTAACTACCAGCACTGGTAAAACAAGGGAAGAAATATTTAAATTAGCCAAAGAAACCGGGGTTAATTTATTTGATGCTTCGCGTTCTTTGACCGATAATTTTAAAGACATGGGTCTGGCCATGAGACAAACAGCTGACAGCATTAAAAATTCAATGAATGATATTAGGGCTACAGCGTTAAACGAACTAGACAAGATAAGACAAAAACGCGACGCTTTTGAGGGCTTGCGGTCGTCTCAAAAAGATTTAGCAGAACTTGGAGCTGGAGCAACGCAAGATGATTTTGCAAATTATCAGCAAGCTATGTCTGATTATGTAGCTTCAGCTTTCCCAGATGACCCAGCTAAACAAATTGAAGTTTTTAAAAGCTTCGCAACAGGAGCAATGTTCACAGACCCAACATCTCCATTTTTTGGTAATAAAGGACTTCAGGAAGCATTTACCAGAACCCAAAATGTTGGGGGCGTTTTAACAAGTGGACAGAATAATGCACAAGCTGCCCTAAATGCAATGGCTACGGGGTACTCCTCAAAAATTGCCGTACCAGGAATTAGTGGATTGTTAAACATGTCGGGAAGTCAATTTGCAAGAGGCGATGTTGCTACAAATGTAATAAATGAAGGAATTTCTTCAGCAATAGCAAATAATACATTTAATCAAGAAGAGTTTGAAAAATTCTTGATAAGTGGCGATATGGAAAATATTAATAACGCTGATGAAATTCAAAGATTGCTAGCAAGTTTTGGTGTTGTCATTGCCGACAGCGATAAGGGTGCGTTAAAAACACAAAACAATCTTGAAGCTGCAATACTCGCAGGAAGCCTTGACAAAGTAGCATTAGAGCTACATCAACAATTTTTAGACGCTATTTCATCAGGATTTGACTCAACTCCGGAATGGTGGGAAACACAGCCAGAATGGTGGAGGCAAATGGTTGCTTCTGGTTTTGTAAAGCCAGCAGATACCAGAAGTTCAAGAAGAGGAAACATCGGTGACACCTCAACCTCTAGAACACTTGGGCGAACTCTTTCCGCACATTCACGTTTTGATTCAGCACTAACTGGCTCAAGAAAAATAACAAGCGCATTTAGAACATTTGGTCTCGGTTCACCAAGCTCTGACCATGCAGCTGGTCGAGCCTACGACCTAACAGGTCAAAACCTTGG